CGCGATATTTCCATGCTCAATGTATCTCCTCGATCCTCTATTTCTCCCTTGTCTCTATCTGATGCAAATTTTCATTCATTAAAGCCGATGCACCAGACCCCGCTCTCAGAGAGTCTCCGCAACGGCGACGGTCACTGGACCGTTACCTTTCGCGACTATTCTTCTGTGATCGAAACTGGCTGGGTGCCATTGGCACGGTGGCGAGGCGAGATGCCCTTACATCCTTATTTCTCTCAATCTGAATATGATAGGCGACTACTGAGTGGTCGCATGTATAATTTCACGCATTCTCCTGCATACTATGAACCGTCCGCTTTAACGTTCTTGTCACAGAACTGTCCGTCTTTGGCCTCTGACTTAAGTAACTATCACAGGCCTCCCATCACTTACACAGCCCTCATCGACAACGTAGTTAAGTTTGCTCGAAAACCTCTTCCAATCGACATGTCCCATCCTGCTAGCAGGTTTGCAACTGACGAGTTGAGGAGGATCTTCCGTCTGATGGGTCCTTGCAGACTCTCAGACATCGACGAGTTTAAAGAACACATTCGTACCACGTCCCCTGGTTACCCCACGTGTCTCCGGTTTTCTAACAAGATGGAGGCTTTTCGTGCCCTCACCAGGCCTCTTCTTGCAACATACGCCAGTCATAGAGCTCGTGGTCGCATCCCAAGTGTATTCACCACATTTGTCAGAGTACAAGGTCAGTCCCGCCTCACCCGGAAAATTCGAGCGGTTTTGGCGGTTGACTCGGTGGAACAATTCTTCCTTATGTGGATCTTGCTGAGCTTCACCAACGAGTTCATGTCACTTTGCAACGACGAGGAGTGGCCTTTCACCCCCGGAGATTCCATCTTCCACGGAGGAGCCGATAAGGCATTTCGCGGATTTCTGGGGAAAATGTACGCTCAATTCAAGTCCCTTCTCGGAGACCACAGCGACATTGGTTCTTGGGACGGAGGAGTTCAAGCTTCAATTCTCCATCTCATTGGAGCTGAAATGTCCCGTAAGGTTGACTACTCCTCCGGCCCCAATTTCGGAGTTCCTCGGTCCACCATCGAGTCCGCTTTCCTCGCTACCATAACTCAAGTATCTGACAGCTCTGTGTTAGTGCCTTGGCCTGAGGTGTTGTTCACCGAGAGTGGTATGAAAACTGGAACGTACGTCACCACCATAGGGAACACTAGCGTGCATTACTGGATGACAGCTTACTCATTCTTCTTGAAGTGGATGACTCTTTCTCCGTCGAAATTCGGATCCGTGGTGACCCACTACATGGGTCCTTCTTTTCAAGCTTCGGCTCATTCCGTGTTCAAGCTGATCAGGATGTCCCTGGCTGGAGACGACAACCGCAAGGCGATGCTTAGATGGATGCGCAAACACTTCCCTCCGTCTGTGTTCGAGCACGGCTACAACCAGTTCGACATGAAAGTGAAGGCCGGGTCCACTGTCGATTCAGATATCATCTCTGACGTCACAAGACTAGAGTACAACAGTCGAACCTTTCCCTTATTGGAGGGATTCCACGTGGCGTGGCGACCAGCTGTTCACGCGTGGATATCCATCGCGTTTCCGGAACACGGGTCGTCCTCCATGTCCGACGAAGATCACAGGTCAAAGTTGACTGCACGATGTGCCTCAGCTTACCTTGAGTACTTTCCGGACTTGCTGTGCAGAGAGCTGATTGAGAGATTTGTGTCGTTACACAGTCTGGTTGACGTCATCATTGATTGGAACTCGTCTTCTCAAGTGAAGGCCAGGTTGAAACGCAAAGGGTTTTCTGAGGATCTTCCTTCCACATTTCCAAGTCGCGCCAGGGCTTGGGAGATCTTGACCGGCCGCATGGCCAGTGAGGGTCACTATCCCTGGCTCAAAGGAACCGAGACATACCCACCCACCGAC